GGACAACGCCGGCATGGGCACGTTCTACCGCAGCCAGCACGAGCTGGTGTACCTGTTCAAGCACGGGGATGCACCGCACATCAACAACTTCGAGTTGGGGCAGCACGGCCGCTACCGAACCAATGTCTGGAACTACCCGGGCGTCAACACGTTCAAGGGCAAGGGCTACAAGCTGCTCGCGCTGCACCCCACCGTCAAACCGGTGGGTCTGATCGCCGATGCCCTCAGGGATTGCAGCCATCGCAAGGGCGTCGTCCTGGACCCCTTTGCCGGCAGCGGAACCATCCTGATCGCTGCCGAGCGCACCGGGCGCCGTGCACGCGCGATCGAGCTCGATGCGCAGTACGTGGACGTCGCCATCCACCGCTGGCAGCGCCTGACCGGCAAGCAGGCTGTGCTGGCGGCAACCGGACAGACCTGGGAGCAGGTACGCACTGAACGAGTGTCTTCACAGACCCAGGAGACACACCATGAGCTATGAGATCGGCTACCGGCGTCCCCCGGCCAGCGGGCGCTTCAAAAAGGGGGCCTCAGGCAATCCGAAGGGTCGGCCCAAGGGTTCGAGCAACTTCCTGACTCTGCTCGATCAGGAGCTTGCGCAGACCATCATCGTCAACGAAAACGGCAAGCGAAAAACGGTCAGCCGACTCCAGGCGATGGTGAAGCGCATGGTGGCAGACGCCCTTCAGGGTGACCAGAAATCGCTTCTGACCTTGGTCGAGATATTGCGCCGCACAGGGGGCTTGGAGACGCCAGACGTCGACGGCCTGCTTCCGGACAACTACGAATCGATCCTGAATAGCTATGTCGAAACAAGGCTGAAGGCTGGAGCCCGCAAGCCGACGCTGTCGCCCCGAAAGGAAGGTGAATCATGAGCGAACTCAGCAAACAGGCCTACCTTGCTGCAGTCAAGGCGGATGCCTTGGTTTTTCTCCAGCAGGCCTTCACCACCATTTATCCGGGCAAGGAATTCATGCCCAACTGGCATCTCGATGCCCTGCTCCATGGCCTGGAGGAAGGTTTGAGAGGAAAGATGCCACGCTTGATCATCAATCTTCCTCCGCGACACCTGAAGTCCTTCATCGTATCGGTCGTCTGGCCCGCTTTCATTCTGGGTCAGGACCCCTCGGCAAAGATCATCTGCATCAGCTACTCCGACGACCTGGCGAAAGCGCTTTCGCGCGACTTCAAGCGGATCGTAGAAAGCGATTGGTACCGAGCGATCTTCCCGAACGTGCGCTTGACGAAGGTGACAGAGGGGGAAGTCATCACCGACGCTGGGGGTGGGCGCTACGCGACTTCGGTGGGAGGCACTTTGACCGGTCGCGGAGCAGACTTCATCCTCATCGATGACCCGATCAAGCCGGAAGAGGCCACGTCTGACAAGGCACGGCAGGCCGTGAATGAATGGTATCGAAGCACGCTCCTGAGCCGGCTCGACGACAAGCAGCGCAGTGTGCTGATCCTGGTCATGCAGCGTTTGCATGTGAACGACTTGACGGGCTACGTTGAAGCCGGAGGCGGTTTTCAGAAGCTGTCGTTTCCGGCCATTGCCACCCGAGATGACACTGTCGAGCTCAGGAACGGGGGGCGATATTTCCGCAGAGAAGGCGAGCCACTGCACGGCGATCGCGAAGGCATCGAAGTACTGAAGCGAATTCGCGATGAGGTCGGGAACTTCAATTTTTCTTCTCAGTACCAGCAATCGCCGGCAACACCGGATGGGAGCATGTTCAAGCGCAAGTGGTTCAAGCTCACAGACCAGGCGCCTGAGATCAACTCCACTGGAACGCTTTACGTCAGCATCGACAGTGCGATTTCCACCTCCGATACAGCCGACTATTCAGCGTTCAGTGTGATCTACGCGCACGCGACAAAGTATTTCGTTGTGCAGGCCGAGCGCGGGCGCTGGGACTACGAGTCATTGAAGGCCAAGGCGCTGGGCTATGTGAAGCAGTTCAGCCGCAGCGGCTTTCCAGTTCATTTCGTCATCGAGCGTGCTGGCAGTGGCATCTCGTTGCTCAAATACCTTGAGGATCTGAGGCACGAACGTATTCGATGCTTCAACTATTCGCCCAAATCGGACAAGGTGATTCGAGCAGCCTATGCGATACCGATCGTGGAGTCGGGACGGGTATATATCGTCAATGTGCCTGGACAAAACGCCTGGGTTGAGCCGTACATCAACGAGTTTGTGAGCTTTCCGCATGGTCGATTTGATGATCAGGTCGATAGCCTGACGCAGTTCTTGCCATGGGCAGACAAGCGACACAACCCTCGAGGTGGGTTTTACGTGATCAATTGATCTGTCGGTGGAGATGGGAGAAAGACCACCAGGGTGAAGTGATTGGATCCAGCTCAGTTGTTCACTGCATCGGTAAACCAGCATCGGAGCCAATCGACCGTCACGGATGCATTCCTGTTTGATAAGTAATCAATGCAAAAGGCACGGCACCAGGTCGAGAGCGAACCACCACTCTGCGTGGCGCAGGCTGAAGCCAGACAAATGACTTGATGCGTGTCGCACGCAGAGCGTTACTGGTGCACCGCCGCGAAGGTCGCGGTGGACACCAGGAGAAGCTCGATGAAGGCGAATGCAACAGGCTCGAAGGCCACGACGACGAAGGTCCGGTCCACGAAGAAGATCGCAGTGCCGGTGATTCCGGTGGTGATCGCGAAGCCCGGACGGCGCGGGCGCGCGAAGGTCGACGTGCCCCTGCCGATCGTCCCGCCCGCACCGGTTGAACCGGTCGGCACGAGCAAGCAGGCTCGGCTGATCAGCTTGTTGAACGCAGCCCCGGGCGCGACGCTCGAGCAGATGATGTTGCTGACCGGCTGGCAGGCCCACACGGTGCGCGGCACGATCAGCGGGGTGCTTCGCAAGCGGCTCGGGTTGAACGTGGTGTGCGATGCGGCGGATGCTGCTGATGCTCGCCGCTACCGCATCGTCGCTGCGGTCGGGGCATGAACGTATCGGACGCGCTCGCCGAGCTCGCTGCTCTGGATCGGCCCCAGCTGGTCGAGCGCTGGGCAGCGGTGTTCGACCACCCTGCCCCGCGTCATGCCCAGGTGGCGATGCTGCGCGCTGCTCTGGCGTGGCGGCTTCAGATGCAGTCTCTGGCCGGGGCCGGTCGGGTTGATCGGATGGTGCGGGGTCTGCGCCGTTCGACTGCTTGCGCTGCTCCTTCTGTGTCGCTGGCTCCGGGCACGCGGCTGCTGCGCGAGTGGCAGGGGCAGACGCATCACGTCACGGTGCTGGCCTCGGGCTTCGAATACTCCGGCCGGACCTGGCGCAGCCTCACCGCAATCTCGCGTTCGATCACGGGCACGGCGTGGTCCGGGCCGCTGTTCTTCGGGTTGCGCTCGTGACGAAGATCGCCGTGCTGCCCTGCGCGATCTACACGCGCAAGTCGTCGGAGGACGGGCTGGAGCAAGGCTTCAATTCGCTGGATGCGCAGCGTGAGGCCTGCGAGGCCTTTGTGTTGAGTCAGAAGACGCAAGGCTGGAAGGTGCTCGGTGCGTACGAGGACGGCGGGTTCTCGGGTGGGAACGTGGAGCGGCCGGGGTTGCGTCGGCTGCTGGCCGACGTGGCGCTGGGTCGGGTGCGGATCATCCTGGTCTACAAGATCGATCGACTGACGCGTTCGCTGGCGGACTTCGCGAAGATGGTCGAACTGTTCGATGCGCACGACGTCTCGTTCGTGTCGGTGACGCAGCAGTTCAACACGACGTCGTCGATGGGTCGGTTGACGCTGAACGTGCTGCTGTCGTTCGCGCAGTTCGAGCGCGAGGTCACCGGGGAACGCATCCGCGACAAGATCGCGGCGTCCAAGCGCAAGGGGCTGTGGATGGGGGGACTTGCACCGGTCGGGTATCTGCCGAACGATCGGACTCTGGCGATCGACGAGCCTCGGGCGGAACTGGTACGGGATCTTTACCGGCTGTACCTGGAGCTGGGTTGTGTGAGCGCGCTGGTGGCGGAGGTGGCCCGAAGGGGGTGGGTGACACCGGCGCGGATCACGCGGCGGGAAGGTGCCGCGGGAGGCCGTCCGTTCAGCCGGGGGCATCTGTACCGGATCCTGTCGAACCCGGTCTACATCGGGCAGATCGCGCACAAGGATCAGATGTTCGCGGGGCAACATCCGGCGATCGTGGAGAGGGATCTCTGGGATGCGGTGCAGGCGCAGATGAAGGCGAATCAGCAGGGGCATCGCAAGCGGGTGAATTCATCGCAGCCTAGCTTGTTGACGGGGCTGGTGTTCGATGAGCAGGGACATCGGCTGACGCCGTCGCATGCGCAGAAGGGAGCTCGTCGCTATCGGTATTACATCGATCAGGTGGCCGCGGAAGATGAAGGTGCGGCGGCCGCGTTGCGGGCGCCGGCGAAGGAACTGGAGACCGCTGTGATCGAGGCGGTCTCGGGGTTCCTGAAGGATCGGTCGCGGGTGATGGAGGTGATGGGGTCGGTCGATGCGGGTCTGGCTCACAGCCGATTGAAGACGGCTGCTGCCGCCGGTGCGTTGCTGGAGACGGCGATGGCCTCGCAGCAGATCGAGGTGCTGAGCCGGCTGGTCAAGCGCATCACGGTACGCAAGGATTCGATCGGGATCGAGGTCCGGGTTGCATCGATCTGGTCGGCTGAGGTCGTGCCGCAGGACGAGGCTGAAGACGTCCACCTGATCGAAGTGCCGGTGCAGTTGAAGCGCTGCGGGATGGCGGTGCGCTTGATCGTGCGGCCAGCAGGTGAATCGGCGACACGCGCAATCGATGCAAAGCTTGTCAGCTTGATCTCGAAGGCGCAAGACTGGTTCGAGCGATTGAGTTCGGGGCGATGCGACAGCGTGCAGGCGATCGCGCAGGAAGAACAGATCGCGAGTTCGTCGTATGTGACGCGGGTGATCTACCTCGCCTTCCTGGCACCGGACATCGTGCAGAGCATCGTGCGCGGGGAGCAGCCGGTGGAGTTGACGGCGGATCGGCTGATCCGGATGGGGCCGCTGCCGGTGGCCTGGGAGGATCAGCGGGTGCTGCTGGGCATGAGCGGCTGACCCAATCAACCACAGATCAAGGCCCGCGACAGCGGGCCTTGTCGTTGGCGCGGAGCCATCGCACGGCAAAGTGGTACCGGCGAATTCGCAGACAGAGAATGGCCGGCGACTCGGCGACCATCACGCCGGGAATGGCGCCCCGATGGCCGAACAGAGAATTCGGCGTCGCCCGGAGGCCCGCGCCACGCGGGGCTCGGGCAAGAAAAAGCCCTCCGCTAGGGAGGGCTCGGTCTAACTGGCGG